CAGGTGAGATTACAGCATATTATTCGGATCGTCGACTTAAAGATGTTTCAGGACCAATTACTAATGCGTTAGATAAAGTAGATCAATTAACTGGCTATCATTACAAAAGTAACGAAATAGCAAATAAACTTGGACACACAAACACTGAACCTCAAATTGGTTTAATGGCACAAGATGTGAATGTGGTATTTCCTGAGGCTGTAACATTAGCACCTATTGATATAAACACAGATGGTTCATCAAAATCAGGTGAGAATTATTTAACTATTAAATATGAAAAGCTAATTCCAGTACTTGTTAATGCTATTAAAGAACTTAGACAAGAAGTTAATACTCTTAAAGCCCTAGTTTAATCTTGACAAACAAAGTATAATCTGTTAAAATATATAGTGCATGAAAAATGACTGGATCGGCGAAGTAACCGAGTTAGCAAAAAAACATCAAGTCAATCTACTTCTATTACAATTTAATGATTCAAGTAAAAATATAGATGTAGTAGTTTCAGGCCAAATTCCTATCGCTAATGAGCTCATAGATAAACTCTCAACTGACGAAGAAATGAGCTCTGCACCTATTAAATTAATAGTTCAGTCATTACAAGTACAAAACAAAAAAATTATAGAGTTAAAGAAAACTAATAAATCATTAATAAAAGACGTAGAACATATGTCAAACATGTACGCCCAATTATGGAAAAAATTAGAAGATCTTAAACGGTATGAAAAAAACTAATCTTTATGTTGCACATGGCGGCATAGGAAAATGTGTATTATTTTCATCTCTTATAGACACTTTTTCAAAAAGAGATAACGATAAGATATCAATAGCATGTGGATTTCCGGATGTATTTAAATTCCATCCTAAAATTAATTCAGCACCACAATGGACAGGAGGCGATTTACGTCACGATATTGCTGAATATTTTAATGATATTATTTTTAGAGAACCATATGTATCACAGTATGCAAAACGTGATAGGCATATTGTAACAGAATGGGCTCGATGTTTCGGCTTTGAATTAGAAACAGAGGGCAAGGATATGCAACCTGACATTGTTATAAATCCTCAATGGGTCGGTGAAGCTGATAAAATTTATAATGACTTTATTAAGGAAAAATTTATAATGTTGCAATTTACTGGAGGACAACCTGCTGATAATCATTATGTAAACAAAAAACAATACGCACAAAATGCAATGACTCAAGGCAGAAATTTACAGAATTATTATGATGTAATGCTTGCATTAGCTGAACAATATAAAAATTATAAATTCTTTTTATATGCATTACCAAATGAACCAATACAAATTCCGCCCGAATTGCAAAAACGATGTTTAACAGCACAAACAAATGCTATGGTATTTGCCGCACTAGTTAAAAAAGCAGAAACGTTTCTTGCTATTGATTCTAGTTTACATCATTTTGCCGCGGCACGACAATGTCGTAAAAAAGGAGTTGTTATCTGGGGTACTACAACAACACCAACAATGATTGGTCATAACTTACATGTAAATATGCAAAGTTTAAGTCCTACTGAAATTAAGGTTGAAACCAAAGATGTTATAGATAATATTCAAAAGGTTTTAACAACTAAGAATCAAAATAAAGGAAAAAAATGAACGCACCAGTAACAAAATATAATGAATCAACATCGGATTTTATAGCCGAGGCTTTACCATTGGTTGCTATACATCGGACAAGATTTGAATTAGAACATATTTGGTTAGCACAACATCCTGGCGTAGCTAGGAAAGTATATACAGTTTTAGCTGAACTTTATAGATTAGAGGACCTTGGAACCCAAACAGCTGAAATAGAAATTACTATTTTAAAAGAATTGCTTAATGATATTCTTCCTGAAGGTACTGGACCACAAGAAGTACTTGGAGCATTAGAAGATCAAGAAGAACAATACTGGGTTGAAAAATTAGGTAAAATGGCGTCAGTTGATATTTTAACACTAGGAAAGATTCAACCTGCTACAATGGAAATAATTACAAATTTACCTACTAATATTATGTATAGAACAATAAGAGAAACATTGATAAAAGTAAAACAACTTAACGCTGAAATACAAAATATAGAGCAGGCACTTACTAGTGGACAAACCGAATAAAATTTGTGTATGCATTCCAGCGTATGAACAAGTTTATGCTTATTTTGCAGACAGATTAGCAAAGTTATTTTTACGAGCAGGTAAACTTGGTATTGATATACATATTAAAATACGCTCAGGAAGTGATTTAGCTCGCAATAGAAATTTTCTTGTTGAAGATGCATTAGCAATTAATGCTAGTCATATTTTGTGGTTAGATGGAGATATAATATTTCCAGATGATTTAATAGAAAGATTATTAGCACATAACGTTGATGTAGTAGCAGGAATATACCCTACCCGGAATACTCCAATTGATAGTACAGGTTTTTATAGTTATTCACATGAACTATTAGAACGGGCATATATTACAAAAAATGGTCCTGATCTACTTGAAATAGAAGCTTGTGGTTTAGGCTGTATGTTAGTATCAATAAATATATTCAAGCAAACTCAACCACCGTGGTTTCAATTTACTCCAAATCATGGAGAAGATATATACTTTTGTAAAAAAATAGATGCTACAATTTATGCAGATAGAAAAATTAGTCTTGAATTACAGCATATAGGAATAAAGCCATATACTCATGAGGATATAAATGTTTAATGAAATCTTTTTAAAGGTAACAACCAACACACTAAATCCACTTAGAAAACAAATTACATTTAACGATTTAAAAAAAATTCCTGATAACCCATTTACTGTTGACCGACTTGCTTGGAATGCTATTAACCTAAACAAAGCCGAAAAAATATATGTTGATACTGTAACAGATTTAACAAATATACCTGATGCTAAAACAGATCTTATATGGTTAATAAACAACAAATATAATATACGTTCTGATTTTCCTTGGAATTGGCGACCACGAAAATCTTTAGCAATGAGTAAAATATGGGATTTTCCCCGTGTTAGCTCGGCTACAGGAAAAGTCATTACATGGGATTGTGTTCGACTTATTCCTAACATACCATTAGCAGAATTATTAAAATTGGAAAAGGTACAATCAAAAATCCAAGCAAGTTATAATAGTAGTAGTTTTGATATTGTTCACATATCGTTTGATGAAAGACAAGCCGAGTTTACATTTCAGCGAGTAAAATATAAAGCTCCAAAATTATTACAGGTTAAAGGAGTTGATAGTATTGCTAAAGCACATCAAGAAGCAGGAAGGATATCAAAATCCGAAATGGTATGGATTGTAGATGCTGATGCAATTTTGTTTGATACGTTTGAATTTGATTTTCAACCTCCAGAAAGCAAACGCAATAATACAATATATGTCTGGCAAGCAAAAAATCCTATTAATGGATTAATATATGGTCACGGAGCAATTAAATTAGTGCCAAAATCTGTATTAGAAACATTAAATGTAGCGAATGTTGATGTTGCTACAAGTGCCTTGGCAAATTTTATTCAAGTTGAAGAAGTTAGTAACTATCATCAGTTTAATACCGATCCTTTTAATACATGGAGAACAGCATTCCGTGAATGTGCTAAACTTGCTCGCGGTGCAAATTATTTTGGTAATAAAGATCTTTATCCAGGAAATGAAAAGAATAAAGAGTATTTAAATGCTTGGTGCAAAAAAGGCAAAGACGAAAAATTTGGAAAATATTGTATCAAAGGCGCTAATGCTGGTAAGGCGTATGGAAAAAATAAAAAAAATGATATGCATTTAATAAACAATTATGAATGGTTAAAGCAAGAATTCATTAAGAGTAATACCGTATAAATATTAGAATAAGGAACAATCAATGGCTGATGTTACATTCACAGTTACAGTGGCAAGTAGTAAATTTTATTTAGGTTCACAACAAGCTCCTGCAATTAGTCTCGACGAAGGTAAAACTTATAGATTTGATCAGTCTGATTCAAGTAATTTAACCCACACACTTAGATTTAAGTCATTAGCAGGCGGAGCCGAATGGACGACTGGTGTAACAATAAGTGGCACAGCCGGCAATGCTAATGCATATACTGAATGGGTAGTTGGTTCAAGTTATATTCCTGAATATGATTCAGGAGCTAACCACGCATTAAATTTTCTTTATTATTCACAGTCAGGTGGTGACAGTTATGGTAGTACAGCTCATATTGGTAATCCGGGTGACACTGATACTTATAATCCTTTACCAGCAACTGGTACTGCAATATCAGCAAGTGATGTTGCAGGTTTACAAGGCAAGTCTCTTTCTAATGTTACATTTAGTAGTTTACAAACTGATCGACACGCAGAAGATGGCGGGTCTATAGGTAATACTAATGTTGATTTAAGTGATACATTTGGTGGTACTTCCTCAAGAAGCTGATTGCTCTCTTTTCACATAATCATATAATGCTTTACTGACAGAATAATTGTCTATTGTTTTATCTATCTTTTTACGTATTTTATCATTTTCGAATAATCTTTTTGCGCCTTGATGCAATCCAACAGGCAAACTAGATGCATCTACCCAACAATATCCATTGCTTTCTTTATTCAATTGAGGTATAAACTCATTTCGTACTAGCATAAGATAATTTGTATATGTAAATTCGTTATTGCGATATGTGTTTAAATGAATAATTTTTGATATTTGTACTTCTCGCGACATTTCTTCACTTAATTCCCGCATTAAACCATCAAACGGTTTTTCGTTAGGATTAAGTTGCCCGCCCCATGTACCCCAAGTTTTTACTTTTGATTTGTTATTGTTTCTTAATTGAAAACAAAATCGCTTAGTTGATGCTGAATATAACAAACAACCCGCGGCTTTATATACCATGTCCCTCTATAGATAGATACGCCAGTAACTTGGCTTATACGTTCCCTCAACAGCATTAATCCAGTTATCATCAACCCATTCGTATATCTTACTATCGGCATTATTTAATACATAGTTAATTGCTGATGTTGCACTTGCATCAAAACTTACTACCCAGGCAGATCCATTATATTCTATTATATCATTTGAATTAGCACTTAATGAACTCCAACTTGCAATCTGAGCAACATCGTTTGTTATAAGATATCGTTGTCCGTTAGTTGCCGCGGCAACTGTTCCGTCGCCAGGATAATTTGCTTGTGGATTAATTATACCTGTAATCGAACTTAAAGTTGTTGCTGGATATGAATCAGTATCAAATACAATATCAAGTAAATTATCATTACCAGAATTAAGACTTATAGTACCGACAATATCTGCACTTGTATCTGATGGATCGGCTGTTTTTCTAAATCGTAATTGACTTATTCCTGCTTTAAGCTCACCGTATGATTTAAGCAGATCTGCCCATTTTAATGTATCATTATTAGAGTCAACTGATTTTAAGTCTTTGCCTAATAACTGAACAGTAGTACCACTAACTTTTGCATGAAAATCATCAAACGATACTATTACCCATGTTTGTGCTTGGTTAGTTGAGTCATATATAGGATTACTTAATACCCATTCTTCTAATTCTCCTGTTGCTACTACATCTAAGTCATTTAAAATAGTATGAATTATTGTTTGTTTTCTAATCTTTGCAGGAGGATTTATAAAAATAGGAACCTCAAATCCTAAAGTAGCAATATCAATATTATCTTCTGTACCAATTGGTATTGTTCGAGAACTAAATGCGGTTGTTACTAGAGAGACATATGTTAAACTACTCCAGTCTAACGGATTGTTACTACTTTTAATATTAAGTGTAGGATTAAACACAACCATTATTTGTTCTAACATTTGCAATTTTTGATCCATGTTACTAGCCCATAAATCTAAATTCATTGTTAATTTATAAGGCGTAGGCATGTGTCTTTCGACAGTATATGTTTTTCCAATCTTATCCTCATATGCATCAGTTACGTGATTGAAACTTTTTTCAAACACTTGAACTTTTTCTTCGTGATTTTGATACATACGCATTTCAGGTGCCATAGTAATATTATCAATATAGCCTACCATAATAGGTACGGTGTTAATTATATTCTCACTGTTTTGTTTTAAAATAGATTCAGTCATGCGGTCTCTACTTGCATACCTAACAGGAATACGTTGGTATTCTTCTAGGCCAGCTTCGTTATGCCCCATTTGTATAGAGAAATTATTAAACAATCTTAAAAATTGTTGAACATACCTACGTATTTGTTTATCGTAAAAATATTGCATTATGTTGGATCCGTATCTTCGGGCTTAATTGCTTGACTGAGCCCTTCTGCTCCCTCAATTGTATCGCCACCAATTATAGGATCTTCTAAATTATTTGTAAAGTCATATGCAGGAAAGGTTGTCTTTTCCCATCTATTTGTTTCGTCATTGTCGTATCTTCGTTGCCATTTACTACCAGTATATTCAAACATACGAGCAGGCGAAAAGTCAGTACGTATTACGTAGTCACCAGTAGCAGGACTAGATGGAAATTGTGTAACTTGTGCTATTGATTCACCCCAATCATCCTCGGCATTCCATGGGCCAGGATATGTTGCATTTGCTAAATGTTTATTATCAGGCAAATTATCAGGGTTTTCTTTTACGGCAGCCGCCACAATTGCATCATTAACTTCAATTTCTTTTGTATACCTAGACAACATATTTTTAAGACTGTCGGAATCATCGGCTGTTCCTAATATATCTTTATATTCTTGTGAGTCAATTAGTGGACTACATTTTACACGCCATATGTGAGGATACCAAGTTTGTGAAAACCCCTCCGATGCTCTGTTAGCATCCTGTACAATATAAAATTTGTTTATTGCAGGTGCATCGGCATCTAATAATAAGTCATCACGCAAATGAGGTAACTCAAATACATCTCCTGGCATTAATTTTCGACCCATAATATCTACCATTGTATTAAGGTGAAAATTTATAAACAATACATCTGCTGTAAGAAAAAATCCAAATTGACTTAAATCAAAGTCATTATCGGCTACATTATATATTCCACGTAAATCGTATATGTCTTGATCATATTTTCTATCACGATTTTCTAAAAATAATAAATCTTGTATAATAGTTTCTTTTGTTGCCGCATCTAATGCGCCAGGATTTTGTATTGCTGGATCATCGTTGTTGATTTCTTCAACTCCGATATATTTGTGAACAAGGAACGAGGTCCCACCAACAAGAAATTGTTCGCCGATGGTCCTGTCCATAAAGTAATAATCGTTCGTTTTTTCTGATTTATATAAGCTAAGTCTAGGCATATAAATATTTATCTTACGTTAAAGTTCTTATGAAAATGAAAAAGCTGTGGGTATTTGGAACAAGCAATACTGCTGGTAGTTGTGACCATGAATACATGGAAAACTGTTATACTAAAATAATTCACGATAATACTAATTATATTGTTAAAAATTTAGCAAAGGGCGGTATTAGTTTTGAAAGCCAGATACGATATATATATTATTTTTTAGAGCAGTTGCAAGAAAAACCTGATTCAATTTTAATTGAATTTCGGGGGTTGGGGTTTTCTTCAAGCCCGTTAGGATATATGCCAAATAATGTTTTAAGCGATATGTATTCTTACTTAAAAATAATTATAAGAAGATTTGAAGATAATATCAATAATAATGAATATGCAAATATTCAACCTCTCTATGGTAATACAAAGACACGAGAAGAAGTATTTTTTAATGGAATATCTACAAGGAATAGTTATAGGTTTAAAGAAGAATGGTATCAAAACCTTGAGTTACCTAAACATTTCGTTGTTAGCGAAGAAATAGAAACATACCTTAAGGTTTACAATAACTTAATTCGTACAAATTATATGTTTATAGAACAGCGTATTTTATCTATCTATGGTTTATTATTAACTATAAAAAATTTAGGTATAACACCCTATTGGTTTTTTATAGACCCCTTCACAGAAGAGAAAAACATAACAACTCCGTTGGTAAGAGACCAACTCGATTCAATGTATGTAGGGTATTTTAAAAATAATGAATGGCTTTCTTTTTTAACTCATATTAAATTACAAGATGAGTTATTGTGTGAATGTTCGCATCCTAATGAAAAAGCTCATGAAATGATAGCTAACGATTTAATACCTCAATTATGTTAATACAAGCATTTGGAACCAGCAATACATTTGGTAATTGCGGTGAAGATAATCTAATAAGTTTAGATAGCACCTGGCCGTATATTCTAGCCA